ATGATCACTGCCCTCAGGTCCAATTCTAAATCCGCTGGTTATAACTACATCCGGGAACTTTTCTTTTATCTTATCTAAACAATTTACCCCGAGAACTCTTAGATTATTTACTATCTCAGCTTCCGATAGTCCTCTTTGAGCAACAAGTGCAGTTCCCCGGTTTCCAACTAGTACATCTGCAAGTACATAGTATCTTGATATTTTAAATGTCCTTGGGAAAGTGTTGTACTGAAGAGTTTCCCCGGCATTGGGTTCCGTTATTTTAGTTACCGGCGGTTCTGTACTTATAGTAGAACCGGAAGGAACACTTTTTGGAACTATTGTGTCGTTTATCTTTCCTTCAGCAATCTGTTCATTTTTATAATCTTCCGATCCTTCTTCGCCGGAATCAAATAAGAATACTTCGTCTCTGACCAATGTTCTTTTTAATACTGGCACTTGAACAGTACTAGGTTCTTTTTTGTCGGGCGGAGGAATCACACCCAATGCTATACCCCTAATGGCATTTGCACCCATCTTAGTTTTTATTAATACTGCGTCTAACAGGGCAGCTAAACCACCCTTCAAGCTAAGATTTGAACCGCTACCTGATTGTAAAGATAGATCTTGATCTGATTTTATAGTAAGGGCGCCGCCCTTTGCATATTGATTAACAGTTTTTCCTTGGACATTGAGCGACCCGCCGGATACAATATCAACGGAGCTCTTGCCGGATATTATAATTTTATCTCCAATCAATCCTAATGTATCTGCGGTCTGTACTAATGTTGATCCATGCCCAGTTACATTTAAACTACCTTGTACTTCGATAGATGCATCATTCTTTACTAGTATATTTGTTTTACCTTCTACTGTTAAATTATGGGCTCCGCGAACATATACAAAATTATTACGATCCATTACTTCATAGTTATCGCCGACCACTTTACGGACCATTGTACCATTTACATCTATTTCTATGTAAGTTCCTTTTTTGTGATAGACATGTATTCTCTCAGCATTAGGAGTACTATCTATTTCAATAACATGGCCTGCTTCAGTTTCTATAACCTGATTATATGGGTAAACTCCTGCGTATCCGCTATCTGGTTCATCCCAGGTCTGCGTACTCCTGGCTAAAGGAATCTTATCTACACGATTATTTTCTTTAACTTTGAAAGATAGATGCGAAGTATCTCCTACTGCCAGTTTGTTTATATCTACTTTGCCGGCGTACTCATATTTAGGATACTTTTTATTCGGATCCTGGAATCCTTTGTTCTGACTTAATGTTTGATTATTTTCTAATTCATTATCTACCTGAGCTAGATAATTTTTAGCGTCAGCAAATTCTCTATCAAAATCAGTATCATCTCCACCGAATGCTGAGTTTGTAGTAACAAAGTATTCCCTCGCGGGTTTGCCATCAGCGGTTTTCTTATCTAATTTATCTGCATTTCTCGCACCTATTACGTGTGCAGATGCTAATAGACCAGCAACAACTGGAACTTCATCTTTATCTGTTATCTTGCCCAACCGAACTAAGGTATCGTAGTTCTTTTTAGTGAGTTCAAGCATAATTTTTTCTTGAACCGATGTATTATTCAAGAATGATTCTTTACTATTAATACCATCCTTGTTAACCCAGAAAGAATTGTCATTTAGTATATCGGGATTTGCTACTCTAGAGCCAGGATTCTTTACATATCCTAAAAGAATAAGATTAGATGCATCTATTTGATACTTACCCAATTCGTTATTGTTGCCGACCTTTTTGTAGTCATTATTTGATAACTGTTTACCTAGATTATCAGTTAAACTTTTATAGTTGTTAGTAGTTAATGGTTTTAATCTCTGGTCATCTTCAGTTGCATAAGTATTAACTTGAACCGGATTACCGGAACCATCAAATACCGGATTGCCGGAACCATCTCTTAGAACATTGTTTTCAGTTTTAGATTTAGTTATCTTGTTTTGAGTCTCAGTGTTTATCTTTGGCTTACCTGCTATAGTGCCAAGCATAACAGGTTTTTGTGCTTCATCTCCATCTAAGAATATTCCCATGACCCAGGTACCTTCAACTATTCCGGTAGGAGAAGTACCCACGCCAGAATTAGCAGATGAGAATATCGACTGTAAAGGTATTGCCCAAGGTAATGCGGGGGTCGGCAACAGTGATGTATCATCAGTATGATAACCAAATATTCTTACTCGGCAACGACCAAGTTTTTCCGGATCGTTTCTATCCTCAATAACACCGGTCCACCAGTTTATATTTTTAGTATCCATATTATTCAGCAAATAAACTATCTTTAGAAATTTCCATAGTTATATAATGACTTGACAAATTTATTTTGTGAGATATCGCAGTTATTAGATAGAATCCTGAGTATAGATCATCTTTTTGAGTAATAACATTATCTCCTCTAACTTTATTTTCTATAATATCTATCTCTATCAAAGAACCGCATTCTATGTCGGTACGTCCGGGTATAATTATTTCTTTTCTAAAATTAGTTAACTCCAACATATTAGATCTTCTATTACTATAGATATCCTTATATACCTCGCTAAAGTTATTAGGAGCGGATGAAAATAACTTAGGTATGTTATAATTTAGAGTTTGATATACTTGAGGATTCCTAGTTGTAGTTATATCGAGTATCGGAACACTATTAAGCCCATTGGTATGGGAGTAATTTAATACGAAATTAGATATGTGGTCATAATCTGAGTAATCATAAGATTTATTATAAAGATCTACATCTACCACTCGCGATGCTAAGTATCCCGTTAGGACATTTTCTAATTGATCAAATGTCTGTTTTACTCTGGAGGTCTTTATATTGAAAACTTTCTTAGCAATATCTTTAGTATCTGCACCCTCAGATGTTACGTTCTGAGTATATTTTCCTATAGAATATGTCAATGGATCTTTAAAGATATCATTAAATGTTCCATAATAAAATCCCTTCGTTGTTTCCCAGAATAAAAAGTTATTTGCTTTTTTATTTACAGATTGGGATTGTCCGCATAACCAGTTAATACATTTTATCGGAGTCCAGTTAGGACTTACGAAGTTTACTAAGTTTTCAGTCTCAGTTAATATTGTTATTGGGCTCGGTATATCTAATGTTTCTAACTTATCTGTAGTATCTCCTCCGCCGGGTCTCTTAGCAACATTTAGATTTCTAGTTATAGACAAATAATCAGTAAAGATTGTTTTAACTAATTCGTGAGGATTGCCTTTGAATGATTTAGATATTGGAGATAATATATCTGCAAACATTTCCATTGAACTAAAAGTTATCTTATATAACTGAGTTAGTCCATTCTCTGAATATACTTTATCTTTTATCGAATTTATTTTAAATGTTTTGAATATAGAAAACTTCTCATCCATCGAGGGAGTTAATACCTGTAGTATTATTAATTCATCCCCAAGTATAGGAGCAAGTTTAGGTAAGTTAATACTATCTGAAAGTATCAAACTTCCAGTAATGAATGGTGAGAAAATACTCTCGTAAAGATTAATCTCTACTAAAAATTCTTTTAAGTCTTCGAACTGTCTTCCCCGTATACCGGGTACGAGATATAATTGCTTTATATCTACATCGCCGACTGTATCGTAATCTTCTGATAATAATGCCATTATCTACTTACTAGTATCTGGTAATTTCTAACTATTTCTTCTACGATTTCGGGCTTAACTATCTGTATATTTCTATAGGTTTCATTGTTTTTTATTTCAACATCATAGTTAGTATCGAATCTAGAAATATTAGGAGAGTCTGCATATGCTATAGGTTGTTTGGTCGGTACACCATTTTCTGCGGTAGTTTGAAACGTCAATCTTGTAGGATTTTTATGTGTAGAATTTTCTGTGAGTAAGAAAAATGTTTCTACTCTATATTCATCTTGATTAAACGCTCTATTACGAGCAAACACGCTTTCCGGCCCACCGTACTTTTTTTCTGTTTGTTCGTATATTTGATTATCTGTTTGCGGCCATTCAAATCTGGGATCTATGATGTTATTTACTAAAAGTACTAACCAGTGCAGGTTTGTTGTACCATAAAATCTGTAAGATACTTCTTCAGGAGTTTCATTTTCTAAAACATCATATGTTTCGAAGAATGCATTATTGTTAGAAAATTCTTTTTCTAATGTAACTCTTCTAGTTATATCGGTAACAACTTGTTCTGTGATATAGTCGTCAAGTGTATACGATATTTTTGGGATAGCAGAAAAATAATTAGAGGCCACGCTTTGCTCCCTCTGCTGTTACTTGTTCCAGTTCCTTGAAGGTTAAAGTTAGTCCTATTTCAACCGGCGCACCATTCTGGAATGTAGCAAATTGATCTCCGCCATAGTCCACCTGCATATCTGTTAATACGCAAGGAGCAAACTTATGTAGATACTCGTTTTCTTTATCTTTATAAAAATACCTTAACTGAAATTCTGAAGGATAAACATAGAATAATTTATTTCTAGATAACTCCGGATGCATGTGCATCTTGAATGTTTTAATTATGTCATTTATCTTTTTAGTTTCAGATTCATCCTTTGGGAAAAATCTGTATCTAAAGCTAAATGTTCTATAATCCACACTTTCAAAGAATACTTCTCTGAAAGGATTCAATCTGGTACGAGTGCCTAATTCTGTCAGATTTCTGACAGCGCCTCTACCTGATCCAAGATTTGCCACACCTATTAAATTACGTATTAATGCTTGGGATGCTTCTTTAGGCAATTCTGATGCGTTTGCAGCTGCTAAGGATCCTGCAGCTGCGCCTACAGTTAATAATCCTGCTAAACTACCTACATCTTCATTTGCATAATTAACGCCATATCGTACGGAAGGTCTTTCCTCGAGGTACAGTGTTATAACATTACTTAATCTAAATGTCCTACCTGAGGAAAATCCTGGACCATTGAAAAATCCTTGTTCTCTGGCATATTTTAATAAAGTGGTTCCACCATATGCCAAAGCTCCGCCTTTTAATGCGCCACCCGCAACTTTACCTATTGCCCCTAAAAAACTATTTTTAGATTTTAAAACACTCTGTAATCCCAATAGTCCGCCAGCAGCAGCACCTGCTACTCCTACTGCTTTATTATTGTTTATAATAGTATTAGTTAAATTATTAACATCGCCGGTAGATATTGCAGTTGTTCTATCTTTACCCCTAGGAGAATCTTCATAGTTTATGCCGCCGGATTGGACATTCTCTTCAAAAAGAGTAGATTTTTCTCTAACGTTAATGTAAAAGGCAAGATAGTGTTGCAGATCAGGTGAATCTCGTAATCCATTAGGATATTCCAGTGTATCTACATTATAACCCCGGAAAGTATTGGCATACCTAGAGCTATATTCGCTTTCTCGTTCAGAAACGGGATCTGGGGGATTATTATACTTTGTAGTGTTGTCTGCCATTTTTATAATAAATATTATGGAGTTACTAATATTTATAACCTATAATGTATACCAAAACCTACAAAGGAAAGTTTAGGACCAATAATCCTCTAAAATATAAGGGCGATATCAACAACATAGTTTATCGCTCATTGTGGGAATTGCGGTTTATGAAATGGTGCGACACCAATCCCTCTATTATGGAATGGGGATCTGAGACCGTGATCGTACCATACATCTCCCCGCTGGATAGGAATGTGCATAGATACTTCGTAGATTTCTATATAAAAGTTAAAGATAAACAGAGCCAGATAAAAAAGTATCTGGTTGAAATAAAACCCGAGCGGTTTACGAAACCTCCGGAAATACCAAAAAAGAAAACTAAAAGGTTTATTGATGAGGTGTTTCAATATAGTGTGAACGATGCTAAATGGAAAGCAGCATTTGAATTCTGCAAGGATAGAAATATGGAATTTGTGATATTAACAGAAAAAGATCTAGGAATAAAGAATGGCGACTAATATCTTTAGGAATATAAGGATCAAGGCCGGAGATTCTGAAAAATCTTATCAATGGTATAAGAATCAAGTTAATAATCTCGGTTCCAGAATAAACGGTAGAGAAATACTTCGTAACGAAAAATTAACATCAAGATTAGTTTTTGGGAATATGTATCTTTTTATGTACGACCCAAAACACAAAGAAACTTTACCATACTATGATACCTTACCATTGGTATTGCCTTTTAATACTGCACCCAATGGATTCTTAGGAATTAATCTTCACTATCTACCTTATCTAGCTAGATTCAATTTATTAGGTAGTTTAAGTAATCTAGTTACAGATGATAGAATAGATGAAAAAACAAAGATAAACATATCCTGGCAGATTTTAACGAGTTCATCTAAATATTACGCAGCAACTACTTGCGTGAAACATTATTTAACTGAGCATATAAGAACAAGATTCCTAAAAATAAATTTTTCAGACTGGGTGACCGCTGCAATGTTACCAATTGAAAGCTTTAGAAAAGAACAAAAAGAAAAAGTCTGGAGAGACACTAAACGAAAGTTAAAAAATGTCAACTACTAGAACTAAAGCAGAATTTTCTCTTAAAAATTTCAGATCAAGAGTAGCATCCGAAGGTCTAGCTACCCCTAATAGATTTGAAATCGAGTTACAGGTTCCGCCAGCAATTGCTTCTGTATTTGGTAGAACAGAGTTAGAAATAGTGACAATGTTCTGCGAATCTGCAAGCCTTCCTCCGCAAATCGTTGGTGTTAGACCCCAACGCCTATATGGCCCAACCATATACAAACCGTTTGGCGTAGAATACGGAGGCGAGGGCATTCCCCTATCGTTTTATGTAGATAGGAAGATGAATGTTAAAGCTTTCTTTGATTCTTGGATATCTAAGATAGTAGACCCTTATCAGTATTTTGTATATTACAGAAGACAGTATGCTGTAACTATGAGAATATACCAATTAGATAATCAAAACAATGTAACATACGGCGTCGAGATGGATGATGTATTTCCTAGAAGTGTTACATTAATGGATCTGAACAGTTCAACGCAGAATCAAGTCCATAGATTAAACGTAAATTTTACATATAGAAAATGGAAGCCTTTACATAATTTAACTTCTAGAGTTCCGTATCCTGCACTGTTCGATGAGCGCGAAGATCCTAGAGTCGTTAGAAATACCCCCACTCCTCAAGGTTCTTTTAATTCTACAGCATATGGAGAAGATACTGGGGGCGTACCTACTCAAACAATAAATGAACTTTTTAGCCCGTTTTAAATTAGTCATGGAGACAACATAATGGCTTTACCTAAATTAGAATCACCAACATATGAAGTGATATTGCCTTCAACCGGAAATAAGATAACATACAGACCTTTTCTGGTAAAAGAATATAAGATACTTCTAACAG